GCAATCCTTTAGCACCTTTAAATTTTGCCTTTCCACGAGATAAAAGCATAGGAAGCATAGACGGCATTGATTTAGATAACCCATACAAACCCTCCATAATAATACTATCCTCTCTTTGTTTTGCTATCAACTCAGGGCTGACATCATCAAACTTTAAAAAGTCTAATATTTCTCGTACAAATTGTTTAGTAGGCTCTTTTACAGATTTAACTTTTTGATCTTTAACTAAACGCTGAAAAGTATCTTTTAAAGTGTTGTCTAAAAAACCTGTTGGCGCATCTTCATAACCTCCATTGTTAAATAGACCGCCGTCATTTTTCCAAACCTTTGTATCTCCTCCTTCAACTATAACTCTGTTGATGTCCCAACCATCTTCTTCAAATTGTTTTTTTGAGGCTGGTGTTTTAGATAACGAATCAAGCCATCTTTGAAATTCTATATCATTATTTAAAGCTCTATTAGGAATTGTAACCCCTAAGTAATTAGCAATATCTTCATAACTGTCTTTATATTCTTGTGAAGACATTCCAAAGTCTTCATCGAAAGTTTGAGCAACACCATAAAATATATCCATTGCACCTCCAACAGCTGAAGCCAAAGGCTCTGCAACTCCTCCTAAAAACTCGTTAAAAAATCCTTTAACACTAGTTAGAGAGGTTTCAAATATATTAGAAGCACTGTCCGATTGTTTCATTAACAAATAATCACCCGTAGATTTAAATAAATCTTGTTGATACTCTTCAAATTGTTCGCTTTCGTTGCCTAAAGAAGCCTTGTCGTTTATTATCTGTTGCTCTTGTAATTTTAATTTAGCATAAGCTGCTTGCCACGCTGGAGTTTTTTTAATTTCTTCGGGCTGATTCATTAAAGCATCAAGGGCTGTCTTGTATTGACCTTGAACTTCTAAAAAGTTTTTTATTTTTTTATTCAGAGCCTGAGCTTCTAAGGAAAATAAGTTTAAATCATCCTCACGTGCTTTAGCACTAAAATATTTCTTCCTCCCGTTATTATAGTTCGTCTCTAAAGCATCCATTTCTTTCTGCTCCATCATGTTTTGCTTTAAAAACTCCTGGAGCTGTTGTGCGCTTTCTGTTTCTCCCCCTGCAAGATCGCCCAATACTGGATCAAGATTGATGGCTATGTCTTTTCCTGTATTCCTTGATCTAACTGTCATGCCGTCAAAGCCGGAAGCTATACCGCCTCCTTCTTTAAACTCAAAGCCATAGTCGTTGAACAGATAATTCATTCTATCAACAACCTCTTCCTCTTCTCTATCTATAAGATCTGGTGTAATGTATGCTAAAGACTTGTCAAAATCTGAATCCCCCCTTCGATAAGTTATTTCCGCCCCTTGGTCCTCATCCTCTCTCGGATCATACTGCACTGTTTCTGTTACCATTTCGTTTGAGTAATCATCAAACTCTTCTTTGGTAACATCTCTTCCGTCTATAGTGAAGGTTTCATTTGGTGGAAACGTAGGTTGCTCCGAAGAACCATCGACCAATGGTGAAACCAATTCTTTTTTTTTTACTCCCACTAGCATTTCATAATCTTCAAAAGGCTGTTCATAGCCTTCCCTTTGAAAAAGAGAGTAGGAGTCTTTTAAAGCTTCTGGATTACTGCTAAGTAAAGATGAAAATTCTTCTATAGAACCCTCATAGCCTTCAGCAACAAACAAATCGTACGAGTCTTTTAAAGCTTCTTCGTTCATATTTTAGTTCTTATTATACTTTCCACCAACACCGCCGCCGACAGGCCGACCAGATGCATCTACAAAAACAGATCCAGGGCCAAATCTATCGTAGCCAATTACACTATATTTAGATTGCAACACATCAGGATCAACAAATTCACCTCTAATAAAACGTAGCATTTTTTGATACTCTGTGTCTCCGTCAGCTTTAGCTTGGTCATATTTAATTTTAATCCCTTCTCCGCCACTTGGGCCAACTAACATAAATGAGTCACTCAAAGCTGAAGTATCCAATTCAAATGAAAACCCGAGAGGGCCAAACTTTTTTAATAAAGGATCAATAACTTGAGCATTTACCTTTTCATTATCACCAAACCCTACGTCAGGAATTTCTATAGATAAAATGTTTGCGTTAACTCCAGAAAATGAACCTTCGGCATCTTCAGTTAGCTTCTTGTCATCTACAATATAAGCTTCAAACGCCTCGTTAGGATCAGCAAATATTACATCACCAGCTTTAGCGTTGGCCTTTTTGTCACGTAAAGCTTGAGCTCTTTCTCTAGCCTTATTAGCTCGTTTTGTTTCATCAAGCTGTTGTTGCCTTTGGTCTGCCGAAACCTCTTGTACTTCAGATAGTTTTTGGCGATCTTTTCTTTCTCCACCCAACGCCGCTTCAAACTGAGCTTCGGCATATTTGTTTGCAGCTTCTAGTTGTTTTTTCCCATTAGGTGTATCAAAATTATTTGTTCCGTCAGGGTTAACAAGTATAAGATGATCATTTTTTTTAGCTTCCTCTTCATCATATGTAAAATCATAAGTAACGCCATCAGGAGTAACCCCAACGTTCTCAGTCAAAATACTTGACACATTATCAGGATTAACAGTAAAAGATGCAACCATATCTGCCTTAGCTTTATCTAATAGTGCTTTTTCGGTATCTCCTAGAGTGCCTTCTTGAAGAGATTGGTAAAATTGTTTAGTGGTTCTACCATCACTGTCTTGCACTAGTCTTTGTGTTAAGCCTTTTACAGATGCACTTATTGACCCTTGCAAATCAAACTTATTATACTGAGCTTTAGACTGCTGAACTAATTCTGAAACATTTGCGAAATCTCCAGGCCTTGTAGATATTTCTCCCGTCTCTTTGTTTCGACGAGCAACATTTACTTCTCCAGTTAATGGGTTTATGTATGCTCCATTGTTTGAAAAGTTTAAATACCCTTCAGTTTGTTGGCGCATCCAATTTTCTTTTGATTGACTTTCACCATCCGAAAAACGGCGCATAGACTCATCATATCCTTCGTTAAAGTTTTTTGCTGCTTGAAACATTAAATCTGTCCCCTGGTTTGCGTTAGCTCTAAATTTATAAAAATCTCTTTCAGATAAATTTCCGCCTTTTAATAACCTTTCTGCTTGTCGCATAGCATCACCCGCATCAGAAGTAAAGTCACCCATAAACCTGTTAGACTCCGCATTTGTCCCTTGAGGCTGATCTAAAAGATTTTTTTGATAATCATTAAGCTGTTTATCTATCTCATCTTTTCTATTCTGCCTGTCTTGTACTTCACCCGAGATTGCATCGGTCATTTTTTGACCAACTTCACCCCAGTTTATTTGCATTGGTTTTGCGTCTCTTACGTATCCGTATCCTGTTGCCATATTTTATTAATTAAACAGTCCTTGTGTTTTGTGGTATTGAAAAAGCAGAAAGGTCTTGATTTTCAAATATATTATTAAACCTGAAAGGAGCCTGCAAATTGTTTTGTAAATCTGGAGTTCCAAAATTAGCGTCTGTCGGACTCATAAGTTGCGAATCTAATGCATTGTTATTTACTAATGCTCCAGAATTAGCTAATTGAGTAACATCGCCACCTGCGCCATAAAGCCCTGGTATCTTCATCGCTTGCTGTCCCAGATTCATAAGACCGCTTACACCTGCTTGATTAGCGGCTTGTCTTGCTGCTCTAGCGTCGGCTGCAATTCTTTGTTGTCCAGCCGCTTCTCCTAGATCTATATTAGTTCTAGCGTCTCTTAATCTAGAGTCTTCTGAAGCAACTAATTTTTCTAAATCTTGCATTTCTTTACTCATAGCGGTTCGCGTCTGAGCTTGTTGTGCTTGATTAAAAAGCGCTGCTTTACCCGCCGTTACAGCAGCTCCTCTTTGCTCACCCTCTTGTCCGGCCTGAACAATCTGTCCTAGTCCTGATAAACCTGCTTCACGTTCTAAATCATAGGCTTCTTTTTGAATAGATATGCCTTCGTAAAAGTTTGTTTGAAGTTTAGCTTTAGCATCCTCCATTGATTTTGCTGCCGCCCTTTCCGCGGCTTCTTGTTTTTTTCTTTGCTTACTCGCTTGCAAAAAACTCGCCCCTGTTCCTAGAGCAGATATTCCTGCAGATATTCCCATTATTGCCGCTGTTTCAAGTCCCATATATTATATCTTAAAAATTATTTCTGTTGTATTCTCACATCCTTTTGTAAATCCTATATTTACAAACCTATTAATTAAAGATAGGTTGTTATTGCTAGCAAACACATAAGAGTTTTTATTTTTAACAGCAATTGTGACTAAATTTTCTAACAATACTTCTATAGCTTTATTTCTAATTTTTTTATTTTCAAAACTTTTATCCGAAACAATCCAGTTTATCCAGGCCACTTTTGAATTAGTTATATAAATAAATCCTGCGCAAACAGGAATGTCGTTATCTAACACCAATAAACCACCTTCTCCTTCATCTGGCAAAAAATCTTTTGCCGGAGGCTCCCATCCCCAGTCTTTCCACCAATCAACAAGTGTGTCCTCGTAGTCAGTGGAATTTAGTTTACGAATATTAAACTCCATACACTAACAAAGATACTAATTTTTACGGATAGCTTTTCATTATCTGAGACTCCACCGCAAAGAGCTCAGCTCTTCCTGGCCCAATGTTTTCTAAAGTCATTAAAGCGTAATGACCTAGTATGCCGTGCGACTCAGCTATTGAGTTTTTTAAAGCCATCATTAAAGGTGTATTTGTAGTAGGATTAGTGGCTCCTGATATCGTGCTGTCAACTGTTATGGATCCTGTATTTATAATTGTAATTACCCCTGCTAGAGCTGGTGAATTAGTAAATTCATTTAGATAATATAAATAATCACCAATACTAATTATTGAGTCAATAGGAACTACAAATGAAAATACTCTAGGATTTGTCATTGTAAAACCCGTAGTACTGCCTATTCCATTTACTGACCTAAAATCAAAGTCGGCTAGGGTAGACGGTGATTGTGAGGTGTTTTTAATAGCCGCGTAGTAAGCCCCCTCTTTTAATTCAAACCATGTATTATTGATAAACGCCTCATTATTCATGTCTGTATTTAGACTTATATTCCATGGAGAATCTGCCTCTAAGCCAATTGTTTTAAACAATTTGTTGTTTAGAGGAGAATCATTTATTACAGTAGTTATAGTGCTGTTGTATTGAACACCATAAAAGTTGTTGCGTAAAAGGCTTGTGTTGTGCCGATACAAATTACCTCCTGAAAAAGAATAAAAGTAATTGTTCATACCAACCATATAGTCAGGATTGTATGAATAAAAAGATGGCCAACCACTTACACCATTACTATAGGTGAGCGTATAAAGATCACCAACAGGTATTTGAGGTGTTGCAATTGGGTTCGGAGATGATGGGATTTGTGCCAAAGCTTTTAGATTTTATAAAACAAATATACAAAAAATTAAAGCTGTTATGGTATGGGCGTTGCTGTCGGCGTAGGCGTAGGGGGAATTGGGGTTGGCGTAGGCGTTAGCGTGGGAACAAAGGTTGGCGTAGGGGTAGGGGTGATCTGCGTCCCTCCTATGCATATTTGTGCGGATCCTTTTGTCCTGCCCTCTGGGTCATTAATTATTAAATCAAAAGTTAATACCGTATAATCTCCAGTTGGCATTGGAGTAACTGGATTCGGTGGAAAATAAACTTGTGTTGGTCCAAAACTAGAAGCAGGAGGCATTATGGTTTCAGGGTAAAACCTAGCATATTCATTTCCCAAAGGATCTAATATAACTCCAACCGCATACACTTGACCAGAGCCATTTAACCAATTTGCTCTTATAAAAGGTGACAGACCAGCTGATAAGGTAAGATCGTTAGGTAATGTTATTATTTCTCTATTCGCCACGTTGTAGCTTTTGCCATCTCCTCCTAAATATTGTGTAATAACAGGGGCCGATGTGCCTGTTCTAATTTCAGCTGTACATGTAATGTAACTCATAAATACAAATTTACAATTTTTTTGCTTTGTTTATTTTACAACTCCCGTTACTTTGTTTGTCCATCCCTTAGCTTTACTGTAAGGCCATACCACATAACTTGTTGGGTATTGTCCTATAAACTCACTTTCAATCATAATTTCTTTTAAACCATTCCAGTGTTTAATTATATCTGGAAGAATATCTTTTCGATACAGTTGTTTTTTATTTTTATCTTCAAATATAATCGCCACAAAAGTATAATCATCTTCAGTTAACTGACTAGGCGATAGGGTTATTTTATATCTAAAAAGTTTGTGATATACTTCTGCTCTAATCTTAGGTGGCTTATTGTCTAGAGTCGATTGCTGTACCGTACGATCTTTAAAATTTATGCCATTTAACATTTGGTACCATGATAAAGAAGAAATGGGGCCTAAGTCATAACCCTTCATTGCACGCTTTGCGCATGGAGAACATTTCTGATTGTCTATTTTCAATAAGGTTCTTACCCTTGTTTTAGATGATTGATCTAGCTTATCCCACTGATTATTATCCTCCCAATGTTTATGACGCCCTTCTCTTGTATATTCATGCCACGCAATTAAAGTGTTAGGATGAAACAACTCATATCCCCAACTACAAGCTCTAACTGCTATACTAATTTCTTCCCCATGAAAATACAATAAAGGATCATGAGGGACTTCGTTACAGAAACTTCCTATTGTAAAAGCAAAATGACCTGAATAAAACCTCGCTGGTATAGGATGTTTAGTATTCTTTTTTATGTGATAAGGTAAAAATAAAGGAATTCCATCAGGTGTAAATCTATCAAATGACATACCCCAAGGAACTTTTGATCTGTTCTTAGGATCATTGTTAGGGTCATAAGAGGGCATGTAGCTGGTTATCAATGGTTTATTAAATCCTTTTTTGCGTAATCTAAAAAACATCTGAACACATTTTTCATCCCAGTTTTTTACAAACCTATGGTGTGAGTCTAAATGTAAAGTAAAATACTCGCCCGTGTAATGCTGTTGAATTTGATTACGAGCCCAACAAGTTCCCATAGACTCTGTATGAGGAATATCTATTATAATAAAACGGGAGTCATTTTTAAACTCTTCTAATGTGTCCCATTTATCCTTAGAACTGTGTTGATGGGCTACACATATAGTTAACTGTTTAGGATGCTTAGCGTTATTTATTAAGCTGTGCAGGGTAGGTATTAACTCAGGGTCACGATAGCTAGCTATCTGAACAAATATAGAATACATTAGATTTGATTTTATATATCAAATATAATAAATATTAAACTAAAACACTCCCCCCGGTTGGACCTCTAACGGTACATGCTTGACAATCAGGACCAACTAATATAACTAAGTTCATTGCTGGGGTAGTGTTTGTAATATATTGGGCCGGATTAGTTGTTTGGCTGATTAATTCCCAACATACAGCTCCAATTGGCGTCGCACCATCGTCTCTATATACAAAATTTACGCCGCCTGAATTAAATAAAGGATCATTTACTGGGTTAGCAGATACACGAAGTTGATTTGTTGTAATATTGCTAAAACTTGGATCGCAAGCTTGTAATAGCCAATAAGTATCGGTCGGACATCCCGTTATAGTACCAGTGTAACCTGGCTCTCCTTCAAGAACCCCGTTTACATCTATAAGGTCAAAATTAAATAATTCTGTTTTGCCTACTAATTGACTTGGCGGTAATAAGGCTTGATTTAAAGTGTATATTGTTGTGCCACCATCATTAGTAATTCTAGTATTAGCTACATAATTGGTCCGTGAGGTTTTAAAATAAAAATCTGATACCAAGTCGCTACATCTAGTTAGCTGTATTATAATCTCTGTAGTGACGTTAAATGAAGGACACCCTGTTTCTCCAGCTAGTAGATTTAATGTTAAGTTACGCCCTCCTGAATCCTCTAGACGATCTGAAACAGGTATCATGGCTTGTCCAACAATTGTACTGTCATAAATATAATATTCTTCTGGCGTGGTATTGGTTGTAACAAACCTTTGATTTGTTGTAGGTTTATTAGTTATAGCTCTTAAAATCCATCCACCTATTGGCGTTGTTCCATCTGCACCTGAACACCCATTTAATTTGTAATATGCTGTAGGTATGCTTGTAGAAATAGCTTGTATAGTTCCAGTAAGTTCATTTACTACGGTCGTACCGCTAGGGTTCGGAGGTATTAATCCATTAGGATTAGTTGCTGAATATTGTTGTGGATTTGGCGCGAACTCAAACCCAGCTGCTGGTGTTGCAACTATAACAAAATTATATGGTGATTGAGCGGGCCCTGTTTGGGTTACGGGCCCTGGAGCTCCGGTTCCTGAAAGAGTATAATCTACTCCTAAAGTTCCTACAATATCATTATCTACAGTTTGTGTAACATTATATAGTGGAACTGGAGCAGGCGGAGATGCGCAATTGACACATGTAGTTTGAGCTTGCAACACACCATTTAGTTGTTCTCTAGAAATAACAGTGTTTGAATAAAACCCATCTGCAGCTAGCGTAGTAAGACCAATATCGGTATACACAGAAGTCGCTTGGTCTAAGGTGCCCGCGTCTAAGAAAAAAAGTGCTTCAGTTGCCATAGTATTTTATATTAAGTTGGACATGATATTTCTGCTGCCCAATAAGTATTGGTTATAGGCGCATAGACTTTTATAGTACAAGATGTTGTTGTCGTTGTTTTTTGAAAAAAATATCGTTGCCAATCATCAGTACGCTGAACTATTCCAGTTGCTGGGTTAAGTCTTTCGTTAACAAACCCACCGTTAGGCACAGTTGGTAGAGGTGCCGTCCCATTTGGCGCATAAGCTTGACCTGTAAACGCTCCATTATTAGGCTCAGTGTAAAAAGTTCCCGTTAAAGGATCAATCCCTCGAAGCGCGTTATGAAGCATATTGATACCCAAACTACTACCTTGACCTGTGTATCTTGTGTCTAAAACTATAACCCCATCAAATTCGATAATAAGTCTATCCGGTACAGATTGAGGTTGAAAATTTACTTCTACTGTTCCCGTGCCAGTTCCTAATGTATAAGATTGTACGTTGGGATATGATGCAGTTCCTTGAAAGGCAGTTGCACTACCACACGGTGTAGTAGGAACCACGGGTATACATCCACAACAAGCATTAAATGCTGTTGTATTTGTACATAACGTGGCTGCAGTAATGCTTCTATAATCCCAGATTAAATATAAATTATCATCATCCTTGGTCATAGTTGGCATAGTAAAGGTTGCATAATTAGTGTTAACACCTTGTATTATAGGGCTAGCTTCTGATGATGCAGCAACTAATGCATTCATGTCTGTAACATTATTATTATAAACGGTGGCGCTTCTTAAAAAGCGCAGTTTGTTTGACGCTTGGTTAAACTGGTAGGTATCTGTAGGAAATTTATTGCTTATAATACTGACAATAGCTCCTTCGTCAGGTACCGTGTTTGATCCTAATGATCCTGTTAATGCTTCATACTGCGAAATTATTGTTCCACTACCAGAGTTAAACTGAACTAAATTTGTTTGTGTCGGGGAAGAAAAAACATTATCAGTCCAACGATATTCGTTATGTATTGTCTTGTTAGCATCCGAGTTGGTTGTTAGTGCAATATTATAAACAGTAATTAAATTTTCAACAGGACAACTTACAGTAACTTCCGCAGTATCTGGAACTAAAGCAGCGGTCGAAGCTTCTACTGTTATTTCTGACTCATTAATATTGTTTTTAGGTATTGTAAAACTTCCACTAACATAGACTAACCCACTTGTATACTTAACTCCATTATAATAAGCGTTAAATGTATAGCCAACTCCAGTATTTGTTGTTTGTGTTACCATTGGAGAAACACCAGCCTCTGTTTCCATTTCCTCTAAACCACCTGCTGGAGTACCTGGTTCAGTAATAATGTCGTTGTTAGAAGCATCTGGTATAATATAAGATACGGTAACTTGTCCTACTGCTTGGCCAACATCAACACAATAAAGGTTTCTTTTCCCTGGTTCAATTAAAATATTTTCCGAAACATCACACGCAATACATAATTTAAAATCAAATGTATTTTGAAGATTTTTAGCCAACACAAACTCATTCATATATGGGTCATAACCTCCAAGCTTTTGGGTGCCTAATGAGTCAATAAAGAAATCTCTAAACCACCCTCGCATCCCCTGCTCAGAAATAACGCTAAGCTCTTCTTGGCCGCTAGATCCTCCTCTTAATCTAATAACTGCGCCTCTTTTAGAGTCAACAAAATATTTATCAAATCCCCAGATAGCAAAACTTTCAGGGTTGTTGCTTATTCCATACTCTTCATCCCGTGCTATTTGAACCCCTAATACTTGAGGCACACTAGTTAAAACACCCCCTCCAACTGCGTCAGTTAATAAATCTTTTCCCACTGGTACATAAGATATTTTATCTTCTTGCAGTGTAAGAATATCGGTACGTCTACCGTAAAGTTTTCGTATTGGTCCAAAAGAATCCTCTAAAGGACTAAAGTTTAATAGACCTAAATTAAATTCATTTAATTTGTTAACATTACTCTCATCATTAAATACACCACTGTAAGTTAAATCCGAAAAACGATGTGCCTCTTTATAAATTTGAGAGGAAGTTGTAGTTGTTCTATTACCAAAGTTTAATGGTTTACCTACTATTGAGTCTCGTACTTTATAACTTTCAATCCCATCACCAAACGCAATACAGTTTGAAAACCCTGTTTCAATAATTGCGTCTTGAGCTGTAATTAAAGCAGAGTTTTGAAAGTCAACTATTTGGTTTTGAGAACTTCCTAAGTGTTGCCCAAAAGCGTCAACTGAAAATGTTAAATTGTTTTCATACCACACATCGGGTAAAGCGTCTAGTGGTTGTGTTTCAAATATTATATTAGAATTTGTCCTTACCACTTCAATGTTGACTTCTAAGCTGCTACTTTTTCTACCCGCACAACTTCGATCCCCTGTTATTCCTAAAAAAGTTTCTCCAGTTGCGCTTCCTCCAGTTGCGCTTTTAAAGAATTGTAGAAAAAACTGGCCATTTCCTTGACCCGCTAAATCGTTACCAGTGGGGGTTGCAGTTGAAATACTTTGCAAACTAGAGTTGTAAGACACAACAGCCGTAAAATCGTCTTCATCCGCACCACACCTAAAAGTTGAATTGGTTTGGATTAATCCCGAGGTCGGTGTACCAAATCCTTCGTTGTCAAAAAAAGCTTTAAAGTTTGAGTAATTTGATTTTGCTATAATTGTTTGTTCATATATCCATGTTCTTCTTTCGCAATCAGCGCCACAACTTCTTCCATTTCTAACTGCTAGAATACTTATTTTTACTTGACTTGCAGCAGGTATGTCATAATCTATATATTGACTTGTCCCCGTTCCTCCTGGGTTTTCTACACTAACTGGATAAAATATTATTGGATAAGTATTGCCTTTTCGACGAGAATTTGCTAGAACGCCGTAGCTTATAAAACTACCAAAACTATCTGGTGCGGCTACAGCAAAATTATTAGGAATCATCTTCATGTAGGTTCCTGCGGGAGCCTTAATTTTGTCTCCTGTAAGATCTAGAGGATTTGTGAACTCTAAAAACCCTGTTTCCAAAGTTTCTTTTTCTAAAACTACTGCATTAGTACACCTTCTTCTAACTCCGACCGCATCTCTTTTAACAAGTAAACGATCACCTGCTTGTACTTTGCTCGCATTCTCCCCCTCCAGTAAAAAGTATACTGCATTTGAATTATCAGCTTGAACAAAAGTTGATACGTATATTGTTTCGTATGTGGATTTATCAGGCTTTATACAAAACTTATATTTTGTCGCCCAGAAAGGTGCTATCTGAGCTGAAGGCCCTGGGAGTTGCCCCCCTGGTATGTTAACTGTAATGCTGTTTGAAAGAGCAGAATCGCCACACGAAGTGGAGACTGTATTAAAAGGACTAACTAAAGCGGTTGTTGATCTATTAAAATCATCCATATATATTATACCTATTTCATACCCCCGATTACTATGTAAACTGTAGTTGTCATTAGAGCTGATAAACGAAGAACCAACACTAGTCACTTCATAGTATTCATAGCTTTGATTTATCCCATCAATCCACTTCATCGCTAAAACCTGTAATACTATTTCGTTTGAGAAGGGTTGAGACAATATAGTAAATCCTTGCGGCGAGGCAGTTACACCACTAGCGCTTTTGGTAAACGATCCTAAATTAGTTGGTATAGAACAATTAAATGCATCAGAAAATGTAAAGCCGTCGCATGAGTTAGGCACCGTCTGTACATTTGTGGCATCTCCTATAGCAGATATAAAGTCAGCATCTTGAGTTAAAGCAAAAACTGATAAATAGTCTCTTAAAAGTTCGTAACTAAAACTAATTGATGTAACACCAGTGGCCGTAGTGGGTGCTGACCCCACTGCTTGATAAAAAGAATTATGAGTAAACGATAAGTCCCACGTTATTTGATTTCCTCTTTGTAATTTTTTGTTTGTTAGATCTACCGCAAACGTAGAGTTAGGTATGTTTACCACTGAACCAAAAGTATAATCAGAAGTCGTACCTATGGTCGTAACAAGATCGGTCTCTTGTATTTCATTTTGCACTAAAGAAGTTTGATAACTAAAATTTACTGCATTATTAAATCTGTCTTTTAAATTGTATCCTTCGTAATAATTACCATAGACTAATCTGTTGCCCATTAATGTTTGTGCTTGGGCTTTTAGTGGCACATTATCATAAAGCCTAAGTATTTCATTTTCTGGCAATACGGTAAATATTTTTTGGTTTTCAAAATTAAATAAGAAATTATTGTTGTTACCCAGGCCCATCACCGCTTTGTCAAATCTTTCAATTATTTTAATAGTAGGGTCTGACATGTCTTTGAACAACAACTCTATGCCCGTGACCAAAGGGCCTCCAGTGTTAAAGGTTATATCAACAGCATTTATGGTATTAACCATTCCTTCATTTAAAAAACTAGTTGGTGTAAATTCAAAAGGACCAGCCCTAAAAGCTGGATTACTAAATTGTGAGACGGCTGAAAACTCACCGTTTTGATATTGGTATCTATAAGCAAAACAAATAAACCTGTCTTCTAAAAAAGTTCCTCCATTAGGAATAGTTTTTAAAACAATTGTAGGCGCAGACACCGGTGGTTTTTTAATAACTAATATACTTTCGGCGCTAAATTGATCTATATATGACATGCTATATTGTTAAAGTATAAGTTACACCATCTACTATATTTAATCCACTAAGCTGCAAATTGCCTACCGATTCGGGATTAAATGCCGCACCTTTCTCATCAATATAAGATAAAATACCTACCGAATAATTAGCAGAAAATATTCCAGTGGATCCATCACTACCAGATATACTACCGAAAATAATCCCAGTCCCTGGGTTAGATGTTGCTGAAGATAAAATCAAACCTAATGAAGCGGTACCGTTAGTGAATTGAGTAAACATTGTTAATGCTAATCCACTAGCGTTATTTGCTCCTTGTATGCCAAAACCTGGGGTTGTTGGCGGTGTTGTAACTATAGGAGTGTTTCCGGTTATTACTGATGATCCTAAATTATAACATCCAGTTCCTGGTAAATCTATTTGGGTTGTGGTTGGCGCTACTCCTGCTCCATGCCCACTGGTTGCTCCTGGACAACCCAATAAAGTTCCTCGATGAAACCCGACAGAACTAAATCCTCCAATCGAAAAGGTCCCAGCAGTAAACACAAATGCTATTGTTTGGTTAGGGTTGGTTATTGTTGTAAGCCCTTGAATTGGTTCTCCATATGCATTTCTTATATTAATAAATCTTGGTGGATTTAAAAAATCAGTAAAAAACAATAAATCACCGACTTTATCTGTACCTGTAATTAAGTATTGTGGGTTAAAATTTAAGGTTGTATTTTCTCCTGTCCCGTCATCTATACTGATTATATGATAAGTTAACTGTCCAGTTAATACATTTAAAGAAACAATCATATCAAGCTTTCCAGTATTGCCTAAAGAAAAATTAGGGTCATGCACAAACCAATATAAAGTTTCATTAGCCCCATCTTCATAAACGCCAACTGTTCTAGCTTCGATACTTAAAGGTGTATTAGTAGCAGTTATCGGATCTATAAAATATAATTCTGTTAATCTAGAGTTTCCTTTAGTGTTTTCTACCGATCCTACCTCTGACTCTTCAGTAGATCCAAGCCTAACATTTAACGCATCAACATACTCGCCGTTAGGCAGAAGCCTTTCGTCAAGGCTTTTATTCATTCGCCCTAATACAAAATTTCTTTGCGTTTTTGCCATTTTATTTTAGCCACTTGTTTACCCCTCTCATGTTCATCAATAAACGCCCTGGGTGAATATTACTTAACCGTATTTTTGCATTTCTTAATAATGCTGTTTTATCTTTTCGTGCTCTATTTATTATATATTCTTGTACACCAAACTTACTATTTAATACCGCATACTTAATAAAGGCGTATATGTAATCTTCAAAAAGTTTATTTAAAGTAACCTGAGAATCATCCCCACCTTCCATACCATCTGAAATATACTCCAATATACACTGCTCGTTAGCCATGGTAGAATTAAAATTAATGACTCCTGCTTTCTTATCTATTGTAAAAGTAGGGTTTATGTTAGCGGTTTCTGTGTTAAGCCCGTAGCGAGCTCCAATAAAGGTGTCATAAAACTCCTCGTTGTAAGGAGGATTATTGTCTTGATCTAAATTAGCTTGGTTTAAGTAAATGCTATTTAAAGACCCATCTTGCCTTGATGAATCTAATGTAGATGTTTGTCTATTCACGTTATCAGAAGCGTCATAGGTAAAACTAGCAGTAGCAGTTTGCACATAGGAAAGAGCTGATTGAACTTGAATATTTTCAACTAGTGGTCTTATTGTGTTGTTTTTAAACAAAGAAATTCTTACCCAGTTCACATAGTCAGAAGGTAACACAAATCTTAAATCAGAGTAAACAGTAAGCTGCAATGATTTAATTTCTTTAAACGCATCATAGTTTAATTCTTGAATACCACGTTTAGCGTGAAATAGTATTTTAAACCTGTCTTCATTATTAATCAATGAATGGTTTCCGTCATACATTAAAAGAAAATTATTTACAATATCAGTTAAACTAACGTACTGATAAGAGCCCCAATTTAAATCCGTTGGGTTGACGCCATCATTAGTGTAATATTTTTTTTGATCTATGTAAGCCATAATTATTGTTCTTTATTTTGCATTTGTTCTTCAACTTGACCAAACTTAAACACATCTCCTTCTCTAATTGATATTCCAACGTATTGAAGTATTTTAGAAACCAAATCATTTCCATCGTCAATGGGCAGCTCAAAATCTTGATAATCCGCTTGGCTCTGGTCAAATATAGGAGCACCACCAGCAATTGTTGTAAAGGTCCACTTAGGGGCTTTAGGGTATCTTATGTATTGTGTAACTACCTGTCCCATAGCTGATACCGTGCTTGGATGTATTGTTACGCTATTTGCTTCTTGAGTATAAGCTGGGTATGTAATGTTAGGAGCAGTAAGTAATGAGTTATTTAACATTGTTATTTTACTACTATTTACGAGTTCAGCTTCTGCAGACAAATTTTCTGATGAATATATTTTATAATCTTTTCCAGTCGCCGTAATTAAAGTGGTATTAATTGTTAACGTAGTAGTATTTGTAAAACCTACTATTAAGGAGGTAGTAACGACGTTGTCGCTTAATACTATAGAAAGTGTTTTGCCTACCAAGTCAGCTGTAAAATTAGCAGCTGCATCTATTAATTCATTACCAGCATTTGCTCCAGCTACTCCCGTGGTTGTTCCTGTAGCAGTTATAGTAGAGTATACCAAAACTTTATTTAACAAATAATAATCTGAGCCAGTTGTCGTAGCGGTAGGCATTAAGTATACATTGCCTAAACCTGTTGGGGCTTGAGCTGTCGCAGTGGTATAAGTTTGTGCTAAACTAGCAGTAGCAGAAAAAGTATCAATAACTTCTTCATAGCCTTTTTTTAAATCTGCATATCCAGTCCCTGATAACCTAGCGTTTTCTTCATTTATCTGCTGATTGTATTGAAAAAAATACTCATCAAATAAATCTAATTGTGCTTGTTTAGCAAATAAGTTAAAATCACTCGGTGAAATATAGCCATAGTTATTCTTATTTATGATTGCCAAAACTGTATTCCGTACAGAATTTATCATTGTTATTCTTTTACACAAAGATAAGTAAAAAAAAAAGAGGTCAATTTTTGTTGACCCCTCTTTAGATAATTAAGTTATTCGCTAATATTAAGCTAGTTGAATAATGCTCACAGCCATTGGGGGAGCCAAAAGAGGAGCTACATTAGTATAAGAGGATGAGAGCAGATTTTGCAATTCTCCTATTAAAAAATTCTGCATCGCCACTTCGGTTGAATCCGCAGCGTGA